CGTGCGGGTCATCAACGGTGTGGATCAACTTGCCAGCGTTCGTCGTGACCTGGGCTTGTAACGGAAAGGTATCTCATGAAAAAACTCATAAAGCTTAAAGAGCTGCCGTCCTGGCTCGTTCTTGGTCCTGATAGCGCGGCGGTCACTTTGACGCGTCCATACGACATCAATGGCGGCAAGGTTGACCAGTTGACTCTCCGTGCTCCGCTGTTGCGTGAAGTGCGCGCCTCTGACGCTATTGGCGGTGATGACGCTGTGCTACGCGAAATGACCATTCTCGCTTCGCTCTCTGATGCCAGTACTAAAGATCTTGATGGGCTCAAGCTGACGGACTACGCACGCTTGCAAGCTGCTTACGGGCAGTTGCTGCGGGATACAGGCATCCCCGACGACGAAAACGAAATGCCCGCCTGGCTGGTCGTTGATCTGGAGCGCGCAATCGTCACTCTGTCCAAACCTTATGACATCAACGATATGAAGGTCGACCGCTTGAGCTTGCGCGCTCCCACTGTGAGCGACGTCCGTGCGGCAACGTCTGCTTCCAACGGCGACGACGATCAGCGCGACACCATCATCCTGGCCAACCTGTCTGAATCCACCACCAAGGATCTGGAGGGGCTCAAGCTGACGGACTACCAGCGGCTGCAAGCCGCCTACTTTCGCCTGGTGCAGGATGACGGGGTTTAACGCCTCCCTGCAGAAGCAGGTCGCGAAACGCTTGGCGACGGAGTTCTCCTTCGCGGCCAGCGAAATCGAGTCGATGCCTTTTTCCACGATGATCTGGTGGCTCACGGACTGAGCTACCTATCTTTGCACGGAGTTACCCCATGGCAAATAACATGGCGCTCGGCCTGGTCATTGGTGGCGTCGTCAGCTCCACTGTCGGCGCTGCCTTCAAGGATGTAGAAGGCCGCATCAAGAAGCTTGGTGAAACCGGCACCAAGGCCCGCGTCCTGCAGAGCACCATCGGCGATACGGTGCGTCTGCGGGACGAGTGGAAAAAAGCCCATGACACGGGCTCTGCTTCGGCCGATGGCCTGTTGCGAAAACTGGAGTCCAACCTCAAAACCTTGAAAGAGCAGGGCATCGAGGTCCGTAACCTGCGCAAGGAATACCAATCCCTCGGGCAGGTAGCGCGCGCGGCCGAACTCAAAGCCCTGGGCCATACGCAGATTCAGCAGGGTAAAGAGGGTATGAAAAACTCCCTCGGCAAAGCGGCAGCGCTCACGGCGTCGTTGGCGATTCCCACCAAGGTTTCCGGCGACTACCAGGCGCAGATCCGGCAAATGTCGTTGTGGGCGCACACCGCTGGTACTGGCGACGAAGCCAAACTGGCAGCCAGTATTAGCAAGGTTGCGGCAGATAAGGGCATGAGCCAGCAACTGCTCGCAAGATCGGTCGGGGCGCTGATTGAGAAAGGGGTGGATTGGGATGTCGCTGCGAGCTACGCGGGGCAGATCGCCGACCTGATCGACGGCCAGGGCATGGAACCCGAGACCATTGCGACTCTGATCAACTCCTTCAAGGAGGCAGGGGTGAAGCAGGCCGATATGGGCGCCATGTTGGGCCAGGTCGCGGCGGCGGGTGACATCGGCGCATTCGGTCCTAAGGACATGGCCAAGTACTTGCCGGCCATGCTCGGTAACATCAAGCGCCTGGGCATGGAAGGCCCGGAGGCGGTGCGCTTCCTCGGGGCGAGCCTGCAGTCACAGTTCTCGCAAACGCAGGATTCTGCGGCTGCGGCCACCAACATGAACAACCTGCTCAACGCGGTTATTAGCAGCACCAGCCAGGAACGGTTCGCCAAGGAAGGTTATGACTTGACCGGCTCGATCCTGGCCGCGACCAAAAGCGGCAAGGCTGCAAATCCGGTCGATGCCTTCATCATGCTCAGTGAGCAACTTATCAAAAAACAGGATCCGGCCAAGGCCAAAAAAATCGAAGCGCTCAAGGCCAAGATCAAGGCATCTGCGGATGGCAGTGCTGAAGAAGAGCAGGCCATGGTCGCGCTGACTGAGGCGGCGGGGCTGGCGACCATCGTCAGCGATCAAAGCGCCAGTGCTGGTTTGCTCGCGCAGATTAAATACGGTGACAAGATCAAGGCTGATATGTCGACCATCAAGAAGACGGATGGCAAAGCCAAGATTGAGTCGGACGCCACCAAGGCGCGGGAAACATCGAACAGGAAGTGGGCTGCTGCGACTGCCGGCATTGAATCATCAATGACGCGTATCGGTGATGCGGTGCGCCCGCTGACTGATCTGGCGGCCGACGGGCTGGCGAAAGTGGCGTATGGGCTTGGTGAGCTGGCGGGGAAGTTTCCGACAGTCATCAGCGGCGCGACGGTTCTGGCCGGTGGCATTGTCGCACTGGGCGCGGCGATGAGCGCGTACAAGATGGGCAAAGGCATGCTCAACGTGGCCCGTGGTTCGCTGATGGGCAATCCCAATATTCCGCAAAAAGTGATCGTGACCAATATGCCTGTGGGTGGGCTTGATGGTGGCGGAGTTGATGGGCAGGGCAAAAAAGGCAGGCGTGATAAAGGTCGCAAAGGTCGGGGTGGCCGTGCAGCGATTGCCGGTGCTGCATCCGCGGCGCCGGTTAACGCTGCTGCCAGCAGGTTCGCGCCCAAGGCCATGATGGGTAAGGGGCTCGGGTTCGCTAAGGTCGGTGCGCCCATGGCGCTGATTGAGGCAGGGTTGATTGCTGCTGACACCTACCAGAATGCCGAGACTCGCGACGAAAAGGCCGAGGGCTACGGTAACGCTGCAGGGACCCTGGCCGGCACGTTGGCCGGTGCAGCGGCAGGTGCCGCGATTGGTTCTGTTGTGCCGGTAATCGGCACGGTGGTCGGCGGCCTGATTGGTGGCTTCCTCGGGAGTTGGGGCGGCGGTGAGCTGGGTAGTGCGGTGGGCAAAGCGGCGTTCGGTGGCCCGGATGAGCCATTGGCTCTGCCGGCTCAACCTTCACCTTTGCGCCTGCCGCCGCCCAGTTCAGTACCCATGCCGCACCTGGGTCAGATGGCACCTTCGCTGCCGTCAGGTCCGTTGATGCTCAAGGTGCCCGCTGCTCCTGGCCCAGTGCTAGGTGATGTCTCGCGGTCGTTGGCGGTCACACCAGCCGCTGCTGCGGCACCTGCAGTACTCAGTGCAGTATCACCCGCGAAGTCGGAGCCACCGCGTATCGATCAACAGTGGACGTTTGCCCCATCCATACCGGTGAACGTGCAGGGCGACGTCAAAGATCCTCGGCAACTGGCGCAAGAACTTATGCCGCACCTGCAGCGAATGTTTGAGGACTTCAGCCGGGAGCAAGCTCGGCGAAACTTGTTTGATGCCCCTCACGTTTAAGGAGCCACCATGACCTACATGGAACAACTGCAGTCAGGCTTCAAATCCCTGGTCCAGGCCGGGGAGGCGGGCCGGCGCAGCATCGACGACATGATCGGCCCCGTGAACGGCGCGATTAGCGAAATCACTGGTGCCGCAGAAGAACTTGCCAGCCTTCCCGGCGTGCCACCTGGTGTTGGCGAAAAGCTGCAGCGTGTCATGCGCGGCATCGGCGCTGCACAATCGAAGGTCGGCACCGTCCTCGCCACCTATAACAAAGGCGTGCGGACGATGTCGGGCCTTGATGATCGCATGGAGACTCTGAAGGACCAGGCATATCGTGCAGGAACGGCGATCAATCAGATCGCTGGCAAGGTCGATCCGCGTATGGCGAACATTTTGCCGACCAGCGCCCTGGCGCCCAACGCTACACCCATGGCCGAAGCGGTCAAACCGTTTCCGCACCTGCTGATTCTGCAGCCGCTGCAAAGCAATGCCCAGCCGTTCTACTTCAACTTGGACACGGCAGCCTTTGACGAGCTACGTCGACAGACAGAGTTTCGCTGGGCCTCGCAGGAGCGTCTCAGCCGGCGGCCGGCGCAGCAAAGCGTGGGGATGGGAGAGGAAAAATTGAGCCTCAAGGGCGCGATTTTTCCCACCTTCAAGGGCGGGCTCAAGCAACTGGATACCTTGCGCTCAATTGGGGCCAAGCTGCTGCCGCTCAACTTGACCACCGGCTATGGCTTCGTGCTGGGTACTTGGTGCTTGCGCAGCCTGGAGGAAGAGCAGGACGCCTTGCTGGCCGGCGGGATCCCGCGTAAGCAAACCTTTAGTCTGGAGTTCACGCGCTATGGCGACGATATGCAGAACGTCTGATGGCGACCTGCTGGATACGCTGTGTTATCAGCAGTATGGGCACCTGAACGGTACGGTCGAGGCTGTGCTGGCGGCGAATCGGTTGTTGGCGGATGAGCGTCAGCCGTTTCGGGCTGGCCTGTTAATCAGCTTTCCTGATGTTGCAGAAACGATGGTCGAGCAGGTGCAGTTGTGGGATTGAACAACGAGGTACGAGCATGAAACCTACCTTTCGGATTGTTGCTGATGGTTCCGATATCACGGAATTGATCAATGACCGTCTGCTGTTGCTGCGTACCTTGGACAAACCCGGTATGGAGTCGGACGAATTCGAGCTGCGCATCGACGACCGCGACGGCGCCGTCACATTGCCCAAGCGCGGCGCCGGTATCGAGATCTACCTCGGATATGGTAGCAACGCACTGGCCCGCTTGGGCCGATACACCGTTGATGACATCGAGGCCTCTGGCCCCCCCGACACCCTGGTCATACGTGGCAAGGCCAGCGACATGCGAGGAACGGGCAAAACCACCCGTAGTGGCAGTTGGGAAAACGTCCCGTTGTCGCGGATTGTCAGAGATATCGCTGCTCGCAACGGTTGGGCGCCAGAGTGTTCAGTGGCAACCGTAGTGCCTCGGGTTGATCAGTTGAATGAATCAGACTTCAACTTCATCACCCGACTCGCCAAGGACCATGACTGCACCGCGAAGGTCGCCGACAGCAAGTTGCTGGTCCTTCCTCGCCAAAGCGGGCAAACAGCCAGTGGCAAATCCCTGGCGGAGGTCATCATCCGGCGTAGTGATGTCAGCCGCTGGCAATTCCGTTTCACCGACCGCACTACGCAGAAGGCCGTTAAGGCTAAGTACCAGGAAAAGAAAACCGGCGAGCTGGTCAACCTGACCCTGGAGAACGACGACGCGCCGGCGGGATTGCCGCCCGTGCATACCGACCGGCACATCCACCCGAACAAGTCCGCCGCCGAGCAGGCAGCCAAGGCGCGCCTTGCAGCGTTCAACCGCTCAACCGCCGAGGTCCGCCTGGAGATGGTCGGGCGTACGGACTTATTCGCGGAACGGCAGATTAACGCGCAAGGCTTCAAGGAAGGCCTCGACGGCGTGTTTCTGGTGGACTCGGTGGAACAGGTATTCACCCAGTCTGGCTGGAGCACATCGGTCGAGTGCAATGCAGGGAAGAAAGGCAAGGCCAAGGCAGTCGGCAAGAAAGCGAAAAAGTCCAAGGAGGTCAAAGTTCTGGAGCTGTGACCTGGCCTTTCTGTTTCATCACCCGCCGCCTTCGAGCGGTCTTTTTTTGTCTGGGATAACGCGATGTCCATCACCGAGCAGCAACTCCAACGCATCATGCCCAACGCCCGCCGCCAAGCGGGTGTTTTTGTATCTGCCCTTAACGCGGCTATGGCAAATCGACAGATCGATACGCCGAAGCGCCAGGCGGCTTTTCTTGCTCAGGTCGGGCATGAGTCCGGCCAGTTGCAATACGTGCGCGAATTGGGGGGCGATCAGTACCTCAGTAAATACGACACCGGCACCCTTGCTACCCGATTGGGCAATACCCCGGAGGCAGATGGAGATGGCCAACGTTATCGTGGTCGTGGGCTGATACAGATCACCGGGCACAACAACTACTTGCGTTGCAGCCTGGCGCTATTTGGTGACGAGCGCTTGCTACGCACGCCGGAACTGTTGGAGCTGCCGCAGTGGGCCGCAGAGTCAGCGGCCTGGTTCTGGTGGGTGAATGGGTTGAACCTGCTGGCCGACAAAGAGCAGTTCAACACCATCACCCGCAGGATCAATGGTGGCCTCAACGGCCTGGAGGATCGGCTGCAGCTCTGGGGCAGGGCGAGGGCGGTGTTATGCGTCTCTTCGACCTGATCCCCGTTCAATTCCGAATCGTCGCCGTATGCCTGCTGTTGGTGATGCTGGCCGGCGGATCTGCTGCATTGGCCTGGACTGTCCAAGACTGGCGGTACGGTCAGCAGTTGGAGCGCCAAGCGCGCCTCCAGGCTGACACCCTCAACGAGATGGCCCAGGCATCTGCTGCTCTGCAGCGTACCGAGCAGGACAAGCGCCGTGCCCTGGAGCTCCGCCTGCAGAACAAAGACGAAACCCACTACAAGGAATTGACCGATGAGCAAATCAAGCAGGCTCGTCTGCGTGATCGCCTGGCTACTGCTGATCTGCGGCTGTCAGTCGTACTCGCCGCCACCGAAACCACCGGCAGCTGTTCAGTGCCAACCACCACCGCCACCGGCCGCGTGGTTCATGGCCCCACAAGAGCCCAACTTGACCCAGCGCATGCTCAACGAATTATCGGAATCACCGATGCCGGCGACCGAGGATTGATCGCCCTGCGGGCCTGTCAGGCTTACGCAAAAGAAGTTTCTACACCGAAATAAAAGGAGCGGCCGGGCAGGATGCGTCAACATCCAACCCGGCCACCTTCCCCGCAGATCATCCCTGCAAGTCCAGCCAAGGCTCCTGCTTCGTGCACAAAGCGGAGCGAGCCTAGCACTGTTTATCCATACAGCAAAGGTCTTGCTTTTTTATGTCTACACCTATCATCCCTTGGATGGGCGGCAAACGCCGCCTGGCCGACCGCCTTATTCCGCTTTTCCCGCCACACGAATGCTATGTTGAAGTATTTGCTGGCGGCGCCGCGCTCTACTTCATGCGTCCCCAGGCAGCGCCTGTTGAAGTTCTAAACGATATCAACGGCGACCTGGTGACGCTGTACCGTGTCGTGCAAAACCACTTGGAGGAATTCGTCCGCCAGTTTAAATGGGCGCTCAGTTCCCGCCAGGTGTTCGAGTGGCAGAAGATGACCCGTCCGGAAACCCTCACCGACATCCAGCGCGCCGCCCGATTCTTTTACCTGCAGCACCATGCCTTCGCCGGCAAGGTGACGGGGCAGACGTTTGGTACCGCGACTACTGGCCCGGCCATCAACTTGCTGCGGATTGAGGAGAATCTGTCTGCAGCGTGGCAGCGGTTGTCTGGCACCTACGTTGAAAACCTGCCCTGGTTGGACTGCGCCGAACGCTACGACCGTGCCCATACCTTCCACTACATGGATCCGCCTTATTGGCAGACGGCCGGTTACGGTGTGGACTTTCCCTTCGAGAATTACGAGCGCATGGCCGACTTCATGCGGCGCTGCAAAGGCAAGGTGATGGTCAGCATCAACGACCACCCTGATATCCGGCGGGTGTTTGAGGGGTTTCACTTTGAGATGGTGGACATTCGTTACAGCACATCCAACCAACGGCAAGGAAAGAGTGAGGTTAGTGGTGAACTGGTGATCATGAACTGGGAGCCAGCCGCATTGGGAGGACTGTTCTGATAGCATCAAACATCCTTGCATGGCACTGGCAGCAGTAAGTCAGCCCCCTGGTTTTTCACACTCCCCACAGCTTTGCCAACCGCATACCACTCAAAGTCCTCCACAGGCTGGCAACATTCCTTTGCTATTTCCTCGGCGCGGGCTGGAGTAAGGTCGGGGTCGATCCATTCCCTAGCGTGCTCTGGCGTCAGCACCAACGGCTTGCGGTCGTGTATGTCCACCATGCCCTGATCACTGGCGGCGGTGATGATCACGAACCCATCGCCGTCGTGTGGATCCAGGCCAGGATGAACTTGGGCAAGTGCACCAAAGAACATGGGTTTCTGACTCTTCAGGCGAATGAAGTAGGGTTGCTTTCTCTTCGGATCGTCAGGGTCTTTGACCCACTCATACCACCCCTCACTCGGCACCAGGGCTCGGCCATTCGGCCAAAGTTGCTTGAAGAACTTTCCCGTGGTGACCGTCTCTACGCGTGCGTTAATCGGGTCGGGGCGTGTGCCCTTGGCCCAGAACGGCGCCCATCCCCATTTGACTGCATCGATATGCAGCCCATCCTTTACGGCGTGCAACAACTGAACCCTTGTCGACGGAGCGACGTTGTAGCGATCAATTGGCTGAGCGTCATAGCCGCTGAATAGCTCTATTTGGGGGCTCAGTTCTTCAATGAAGATCGCCATCCCTTCGTACTGCACAAATCTTCCGCACATAAGCCTTCTCCGTCTGTCGAAATCCCCTACAGAAAAATTGACCGCACGCGTCCTACAAAGTTAACTGTACATTCGTACAGTGCATGTAAAAGGCCGCATCATGAGCTTCACCATTTTAGGTCCTATCGCCGAGGCAGGCGTGAAGCTGCCTATGTGTTCGTTCCAGGTTCCGGCTGGCTTCCCTTCGCCGGCGGCGGATCATATTGAGCAGCACATCTCATTGGATGAGGTCCTGAATATCCGCGCACCGCATGTGTACCTGGTAGCCATCACCGGGGAAAGCATGCAGGGGATTGGTATCTTCGAAGGTGATCTTGCGGTGGTGGATCGTGCCATCGAGCCGGCGCACGGGCATGTTGTGGTGGCTCTGCTGAACAATGAGCCCGTCTGCAAGCGCCTATGTAAGCGCGGCCGGGAGGTTGTCCTTCTGTCAGAAAATCCCAAATACCCGGCGCGATACGTTCTCGAAGGGGATGAGCTGTCAATCTGGGGTGTGATCACCAGCACAGTGCGCAGCCATGTCTAAGCCGCAACCGACCTTTGCGCTTGTTGACTGCAACAGCTTCTATGCCAGTTGCGAGCGGGTTTTCCGGCCGGACTTGGCAAAGGTACCCATTGTGGTCCTTAGCAATAATGACGGCTGTGTCATCGCGCGCAGTTACGACGCGAAGCCGTTCATCAAGATGGGCGAGCCGTATTTCCAGATCAAGCACAAGCTCAAGCAACACGGAATTGTGCCGTTCTCCTCCAACTATGCACTGTATGGCGACATGAGCGAGCGCGTGATGAGCCTGATCGAGGCGTTGGTGCCGGCAGTTGAGGTTTACAGCATTGATGAGGCTTTCGCCGATTTGACCGGTATCAGTGGGTTGGATGCGTTAGGCCGACAGATCCGCGCCCAGGTACTGCGCTGCACCGGCATACCTGTTGGTGTGGGTATCGCTCATACAAAGACGCTGGCGAAACTGGCAAACCACACCGCGAAGCGTCTGCAATCGCAGACCGGTGGTGTAGTCAATATCACCGACCCGGTTAAACGGGACTGGGTGCTGCGTAATACGGACGTGGAGGAGGTGTGGGGCGTTGGGCGAAAGATGAAACTTCACCTCGATGCGATGGGAATCAAGTCTGCAATGGATTTGGCTAAGGCCGATCCATGGACGCTCCGCAAGAAGTTCAGCGTTGTGATCGAGAAGACGGCCAGGGAGCTGGGCGGCACGCCTTGCTTGGAGCTGGACGAGCCGGATCCGCCAAAGCAGGAGATTTGTTGCAGTCGCATGTTCGGCCAGCGGCTGACGGAACTGCCGCCTATCAAAGAGGCGGTGGCCACCTACATGATGCGAGCTTCTGAGAAGCTTCGCGCCCAGAACTCGCTGTGCAAGAAGGTGCGCGTTTGTATCCGCACCGGGATGTTCAATCCTGAAGAAGCGAAATACGCCAACGGTGTGGTGGTAGATATGCCGTACCCAACTGACGACGTTCGTCTGCTCACCCAGGCGGCGGTAGGGGCGCTTGAGCGTGTATTTCGACCAGGCTTCAAATATAGCAAGGCCGAGGTGCTGCTGCTCGACCTATGCCAGCCTGGCGAGTACACCGATGACCTGTTCGCTAAATCACAGCCGGCTGAAGCAACTCGGGTCATGACAGTGTTGGACCAAATCAACGAGCGGTGGGGTAGGGGGACACTGCGATCAGCCAGCGTGCCCGTTAACCCTGAATGGGGTATGCGGCGTGAGATGATGAGCCAGAGCTATACAACGCGGCTTGATCAGCTTTGGAGTATTGAATGTAGATAGCCGCATAAAAAGATCAATGTCTCAATCTGCCCGCGTAAAGCACGGTGATTTGTTTTATGCTTGCATTGGTATCGCGAGTCTAATAAATGGTTTATGTGGTCCTTTTGTCAATAACACTGAAGGTTAGAATTTTAGTTTTTATGTCTAAAAACTCGTATATGGCTTGCCCTTTTTTAATCATTCCGATATCTGATGAATAAAGGGTGTCAGCGAAAGATGCTAATGCTGTGTGGTTTGCGTCGCTAGTAGCAGCGGTGAACCTACGGCTGAGCTTTAAATTGCTGTCGGTATGGTAGCCGACCACATTTAGCACGTTGTAAGCAGAAATTATTTTGCTTGATGTAGGGATGCTCCCATTTAGGTTTGGTAGGATGTAGCTTATTCCTAGGAAATCCTCAATGGAGAAATTCTGATTTTTATAACCATCAAGTGTTTTGTGAAGATTCCATATCTGTTCAATTATTTTTGGGCCTTTAATGTTGTTTAGCTCTTTGGGCCCTATTCCTACCGCTGCTCTGTAAGCGTTTACTATTGAAGAATGGTCGTCGGTTTGGTAGTTCAACATCATCATAGTCGAGTTTTCTTGAAGAGTTTTTTGATGCTGAAGGGTTCTCGAAATGTAATTTTTAATGGTGTGAAGTTGCTGATCAGTGAGTTTGTCAGTTTTAGACAAGTCTCCTACCAAGGTTTCTAGAATTTTAGTGAAGTCGGAATTTTGTTGGTCGTCCAACTCATCAATTTTCGGTAGAGATGTGTCTCCATAGAATTTTCTCAAAGTGCTGTTGGTTGCGGTGTAAATTTGTTCAGCTATATGCATCTCACTGCATGCTCTCTCATAGTGCTCGAAAGGATCTGCATCTGAAATGATCGCTTCATCAGTGTTTTGATGGTTGTGGTCGACAAAGATTTTGAAGTGCATCGCACCAAGTGTTTTCAGCACGTTTAGAAAATTCTTTTCTTCTCCTTTGCTTCGTATGATTTCTCTGAGTGTTTCATCAGAATAAACTATTTGGTGTTCGTCGAAGATCTTCTCGAGTGCGGAGATTTCGGGGTATCGTATGAAGTAATTTAAAACGTTGTGATCTAAGTATGCGGTTGGTTTTCCCGCATAGGTGCGATTGGGTTTTATCATGATGAGCCCTACGGGAGGTGTTTATGGTAGCTTAAGGCTAGCACCTTAGGCGTACGATAGGGACAGTCTCATGTTACGAATGCTTGTTTATTTTCTCGTGGCTTTTGGAATAGTTGGCATTGTGAAGGCCGACGGTGTTTCTCCCTGGGAGCCAGGCCAAGATATTGAACGGTTTTACACTGACTTTTGCCTAGCACCAAATTTGGAAAAGCATTTCTTCCCATCGCTTAATCCAAAAGAGTTGGTAGGGATTACTCGACTGATTTCAGAGGTAATGTGGGCTGACGTCTCGGAGGTACTTGTAAGGCGTCAAGGTGCCTCCGAGCAGGTTGTTGATCGACTGCGAGCGTTGGGACACCCTGTGGCCTCTTCATTTACAAACGTGGTTCAGCAGGCAGCAAAAGAGCCGATGCGCAGCAAGTACGTGTATGTGTACAACACCAATGCGGAACAGCGAGCGCAGGTCGTTGATGCGTTTAGAAAAATGGGTACGAGCGATGCTCGGTTAGGGGCGGCAATGTTGGGCGTACTTGAATGTCGGATTATTCGAAACGTGAAATTCATGGATCCGTTTGTAGCCCAGCGGGTGGATCAGATTAAAGCTATGTCTTTTCCTAGAACTACGACACGCTCGACCAGCGTTAGGTCTGATGGAGGTATTTCTGAACCAGACTGCAGCTGCGGTGGCGGAAATTTTTGTTACGGACCTCGAGGTGGCCATTACTGCATCACCTCGGGTGGAAAAAAGGCTTATGTGAAGCATTGA